AGGTGAGTGTCCGCGCTGCGGATGCACCAACCCTGCCGAGTGCCGTGACCGATGCGGATCCGCGCCGGCCGTCCGTGAGTCCGCCGACATTGACGGCGCATCCCTCGTTTGATCTCCTACCAAATACCACCATGCAATCGCTGAAAATTGATCTCCTAAAGCTCGCCGGAGCGCGCCCGTTTACGTCCAAGGATGGCACCGCGTTCGTCGCAATTCCGCTCCAGGCGAACGCCGTCTTCATCGGCGAGAAGGCGCACTACCTCGAGCTGACGCTGATCCCAAATCGGGACGGCCCGGACAAGTACGGCTACGCCGGATTCGCCGCCGTCAACCTCACTAAGGAGCGCCGGGAGGCCGGCGAGAAAGGGCCGATCATCGGCAACTGGAAGCCCATCGGACGGGCCGCTGCGGCACCTCCACCGGTGGAATCCGCGCCGATGCCGGACGACGGAGACGACATCCCGTTCTGATTCCGGCGCAGGTTTCCCCAGCCCGATCCCTTCACGGGGGTCGGGCTTTTTCGTGGGCTGTTGTTGTTTGTAACCGGATTTTCACTGGTAATCAACCGGTTACGTTACAACGGTAATTTCCGGGAGACAGCCCCTAATATATTAAGAGCCACTCACCCCTAGATAGAGGCCCATAGGGAGAGGGCTCTAATAATAATAATCTATTTATTGTTGTAGAGTAGTAGTATAGGGGCTCCCGCCATGATTCTCAAGGGGTTAGCCTCCAACGCGGGATTGTTACCCGCGTTACCTGCGTTACCGGCTTGCAATCCTGCCCGGACCCGGCATCGTGCCCCCGCATTCCGTATAGCCCGAAGGAGTCCCGACCATCCCACAGTGTCGCCAGAGGGCGGGCCGCAAGACCCTTCATAACCGCCCGCCGCAGGCCGAGCGCGACAACTGGGGAGCCTGCAACCACCGCCGCCATGATCGCCTACCTCGAAGCACTCCGCGCCCTGCTGAAACGCAAGGCCGCGCCTTCGACGTTCAAGAGCGCCGACTGGCAGGCCGTCGGACCAGCGATCCGCCAGCGATCGTTCTTCTCCGCGACGATCAACTCCGCGAAGGTTCTCAACCGCATGCGGAACATGCTCCTCGACTGGCAGTCCGGCGCGACCCAGACCGTGACCAACCCGACCACCGGAGCCGAGGAAACCGTCTACAAGGTCAACGGGCTCGCCGAGTTCCGCGAGCGTGCAGGGACGCTCCTCGTGTCCGAGGGACTGGCGACGCCGGCCGATTTCAAGAATACCCGGATCGACAACGTCGTTTCAAACGCCCGCCTCCAGCTCATCTTCACGACGAACACCGAGCAGGCGCAGACCTTCGCCTACTGGCAGACGCGGGTCATGAACCCGCGCACGCTCAACCGATGGCCCGCCGCCCGGTTCTTCCGCCGCCCTGGCGCAGTCACGCCCCGCGATCGGCACGTCGCAGCCGAGGGTCAGGTCCGACGCTACGATGACTTCGAGTTCTGGCTGTTCCAAAACGCCGCCGACATCGGGGGCTTCGAGGTGCCGTGGGGACCGTTCGGGTTTAACTCCTACATGACCCAGCAGCCGGTGAGCCGAAAGGAGGCCGAGGCGCTCGGGCTGGTCCGCCCCGGCGAGGTGCTTGTCGTGCCCGATCTGACCCGCTTCGGGATCACGCCCGCCAAGCAACTCAACACCGGCGTGGAGGCCGATGTGGACGATTTGCCGCCTGACCTACGCCGGGAGGCTATCGCGGCCGTGACGGCACGTCTGGGGCCGAATGCGCTCGACTCACGCGGCAGGCCGACGCTTGATGCGCTGAAGAGGGCGCGCAACTTGTGACAATACTTCCCCTGTATGAAAATCGAGCAGCTACCAACCGACACCCTGATACCCTACGCCCGCAACACGCGGACCCACTCCGAGGCGCAGGTCGCGCAGATTGCGGGCAGCATCCGAGAGTTCGGTTTCACCAATCCCGTGCTGATCGACGGCGAGAACGGGATCATCGCCGGCCACGGTCGCGTGTTGGCCGCGCAGAAGCTCAAGCTGGGCACGGTGCCGTGCATCCGGCTGTCGCACCTGACCGACACGCAGCGCCGCGCCTACATCATCGCCGACAACAAGCTGGCGCTGAACGCAGGCTGGGACGAGGAGCTGCTCGGGCTGGAGCTTGCCGACCTGCGCGAGGATGGCTTTGACCTGGAGTTGACGGGGTTTGATGGGGACGAACTCGCCGACCTGCTGGCCGAGACCACCGAAGGCCAAACCGACCCGGACGAGGTGCCGGAGCCGCCGGTCGATCCAGTGTCGGTGCTAGGCGACGTGTGGGTGATGGGTAAACACCGGATCGCCTGCGGAGATTGCACGGATCAAGGAACCGTGGACAAGGCGCTGAACGGAGTGCGGCCACACCTCATGGTCACCGACCCGCCGTATGGGGTGGAGTATGATGCGGACTGGAGGAATAAGGCGATGCGCTCCGACGGCTCGGCCATCGCTGGCCGAGCCGTCGGAAAAGTGCTCAACGACGATAAAGCAGACTGGCGTGATGCATGGGCGCTGTTTCCCGGCGATGTTGCCTATGTCTGGCACGCTATGAAAACGCAGCATTCGGTGGCGTGTTCTCTAATCGAATCGGCGCTGGAAATCCGCGCCGAAATCGTGTGGGCGAAATCAGCGCTGGTCATTTCACAAGGCCACTACCACCCACAGCATGAATCATGCTTCTACGCCGTGCGCAAAGGAGCAACCGGACACTGGGCAGGTGACCGCAAGCAGACCACCCTCTGGCAAATCCCTAAGCCGCAGAAGAGCGAAACCGGACACAGCACCCAAAAGCCCGTCGAGTGCATGAAGCGTCCCATCGAAAACAACAGCTCGCCGGGGCAGGCGGTCTATGAACCATTCAGCGGCAGCGGCACCACTATCATCGCGGGCGAAATGACAGGCCGAAGCATCCACGCCATCGAGCTGAATCCCGCCTATGTGGACGTCGCGGTAGAACGCTGGCAAGCCTTCGCTGGCAAGCAGGCGATCCACGAAGCCAGCGGCAAGACGTTCGACGAACTCAAGGCAGAGAAACCATGACTCCCGCCAAGCGCAAAGCAGGCCGCCCCAAGCACGAGGTGACTGAGGCCATGACCCGGCAGATCGAGATGCTGTCGGGCATCGGCGTGCCAGTCGAACAGATCGGTCGCGTGGTCGGGATCGACAAGAAGACGATTCAGCGGCACTACCGGGACGCGCTCGACATCGGCCAGGCCAAGGCCACGAGCAAGATCGCCAAGCGGCTGTTCGACATCGCGACCGGCGAGAGCAAGGAGGCGCTGACCGCGTGCATCTTCTGGCTCAAGTGCCGCGGCGGGTGGAAGCCACCGGCCGAGATGGAAGTAAACGTCGGGATCGACAACAGCACGAAGTCGGCGCTCATCAGCCTGCCACCCGACCAAGATGCCGCGCTCCGCCGGGTGATCGAAGACGCGCAGGAACGAGTCCGCAGGCTATGACCACCAACCCGCACCGAGGGAGCGACTTTGCCGAATTCCTCGCCGAACAAGACCTGATGACACCGACCATGACACCGACCAGCTACCTACCCGTCCGACTCCGCGAGTTCAACCGATGGAGGCGCGGTGATGAGACGCTTGAGCAGCCGAACCCGGCAGACATCGGCGCGACGATCGACGAAGCCGCCGACCGTCTGGAGGAGCTGGAGCGCGAGCTTGCCGCCGAGCGGGCGCTTTCAAACGAGATGGCATCTCAGCTTGAGCATGCGTCATTCACCTACGACCCCGGTGGATGCCAGCAGATGTTTGCCGCATGGAAGGAGGCTCGACGAGTATGACACCGACCCCACGCACCGACGCCATTGCCCATCGAGGCTACAACGAGTCCGCCTACATCTCGGAGATGACCGGCCTAAGCCGACAGCTGGAGCGCGAAAACCAGACCTTCCGAGCAGCTCAAAAGGCTTGCGAGGATTGTGACGCGCCGCGAGTTGATCGCATTGCCGAGCTGGAGCGCGAGCT